TATTTTACGTTAAGCACATCTTCCTTTAAGAACTCTATGGGCTTCTGCCCATATTATTCGTTAATTATAGTTAAAAGTCTTACAATAATTTGATTCTTTCAAGAAAAAATACTAACTTTGCAACTGTAAATCACTTTAAAAAGCAAAACAAATATATCCTCACTATGGATGAGGGGTTAAGAAAAATAGGTAGCAGTACTACCGAATTTACGCTTGTGGACTATCCGACTGTGGATGACAGACTCAGCAATGAGATACTAAAAAGCAGTGATAGGATGAAGCAAGAAGTTAATAATGAACAAGTTTAGTTTTGTTCAAGTTTTAGCATACTGTAAGGGCTAAAAAATGATGAGGAGAACTGATTAATTTCGGTTCTCCTTTTATTTTATATTTATTGTTATATATTTTATAAAAAAATAATGGCAAGAAATTTTTCTACAATATATCAGGACTTGTCAAGAATCTTCACTGGTAATTGGCAGAGTCCCAATGATATACTGAGCACTCCTGCTAATGCCAACGTATCTCCTGAAGATGTCATATACAAGACTGATGACCCTGTTGAGTATCAGAAGAAGATGTTGGAACTTCAACAGGACAAATACCTTCAGAACAGATGGAAGAGGGTTCAGCAAAACCTTACAATGTCTGCCTTTGCAGGACTGAGCAACATTAAACTCATGTATAGAGATGCTGACCTTATGGATGCTTATCCTGAAATTGGTGCAGCACTTGATATACTCTCTGAAGAGGGAACCCTTACTACAGGCTCAGAAGAGGGCATGATAGTCAATGTGTCTTCTTCCTCTGACAGAATTAAATCAATCCTTGAAGACCTGTTTGTTAATAGATTAAACATGCAAGTCACTGCCCAAATGGTGATGAGAGGCATGATAAAGTATGGTAATGAGTTCATGCTCCTTGATATTGACAGGAAACTTGGTATCAAGGGATGGAGAAGACTGCCTGTTGGAGAGGTTGAAAGAATTGAAAATGGTATTGTAAATCCTTATGGAGCACCTACCATTGCTACTGACACCTCAAAGGATGATATGACAACCAAGTTCATATGGACCAATGAATTGGGCAACTCCATGATACCTTTCAGGAATTGGCAGATTGCACACTTCAGGCTGTTGCATAACTCAATGTTCTTACCTTATGGGTGCAGTGGCTTGATGGCAGCAAGGAGACATTTCCGTATGCTTGCCCTAATGGAGGACATGATGCTCATCTACAGATTGGAGAGGTCAATGGAAAGAAGGGTGTATAAAATTTACGTTGGAGCACTGGATGATGCAGACATCCCCTCCTACGTTGAGAACATTGCAAATTCTTTTAAACGTACCCCGATAGTAGACCCACTGACAGGACAACTTGATTTAAGGAAGAACATTCTTCCTGTATGGAAAAAGACTCCTATTCCATTGCTTGATGGAAGAACCATTACCATTGAGGACTTGGCTAAGGAATATGAGGATGGCAAGGTTAATTATGTTTATTCTGTACAGGACAATACACATAAGATTGTCCCTGGCAAGGTTGTGTGGTGTGGTAAGAACTATACATCAAATGAACTTTATAAGATTACCTTAGATGATGATTCCTATATGGTAATGGCAGGTGAGCATGAAATCATTATGAGGAATGGCTCAAAGAAACGTGCAGATGCCATTGCTGTGGGTGAGAGTGTGATGCCTTTTTATAGAATGGTAGACAAAAAGTCCAAAAAACTTTTTGACCGTTATGAAAGGGTATATAATCCTAACACCTCCAAATATGAGTTCACACATCGTTTAGTGGCACAAGAACTAATTAAGGAAGATGAAAAGTTTAACACTGTTCACCATAAAGATTTTAACAAATATAACAATTCTCCAGAAAATTTATTATGGTGTGATTATTTTGAACATCATAAAATGCATTCTGATTTAGCCAAAAAACTTTGGGCTGACCCTGACAAAAGGAAATCATGGGTACAACATTTGTCTGAATCTTGCAAAGGAAGACCAGTAACAGATGAACAAAGGGCTAAAATCAGCAACACTTTAAAAAAACGTTACCAAAGTGGAGAGTTAGATTATGCAAGGAAAATATCAAGTGAAACCTTGAAAAAGTTCAATCAAACTCCTGCAAGACTTGAGTTAAATGAAAGAACCAGATTAAGGAATATAAAGATAGGCTATCCTAAATACTTTAAAGAATATAATGAATCTGAACTCCATAAAGAACATGATAAAATCAGGAGAATAGCATCAGCCAAGAGTTGGATAGGACAAGAAAGGACAAACAGAATTGAAAAAATGAATATTCATTTTGATGATTTTGTGTGGAATGAACTTCTTAATCAAATTCTTGCTCACAACATTACAAATAGAAAGTCTATGCTTGATTATATTAATAATAATTTAATTGAGCATATAATTAAAATCAATTGTAATGAAAGGCTAAATCATAATAGGTTTATATCTAAAACAGTATTAAATAATAGAATACATGAAAAAGGATTTAAAACTATTACTGAGTTTGTAAATGCTTCTTTAAAAAATCACAAAGTCAAAAACATTGAAATCATCAATGGTGATGATGTGTACTGTATGACTGTTGTAGGTTTGAATGGTGAGGAGGACAGGCATAATTTTGCAATAAGAACTTTCAAATCTAATGAGTCTTGGAATGAGTCAGGATGCTTTGTTTCAAATTGCGCCTCCGACGATATTTTCATCCCTGTCCGTGACCCTAATGCTCCAACACCTATAGATACTCTTGCAGGTGCCAAGAACCTTGATGCTATTGATGACATTAAGTACATTCAGAAGAAGGTTTGTGCAGCACTAAGAATTCCACAGTCATTTCTTAACTTTGAGGAACAGAAAGGTGATGGTAAGAATCTTGCTTTGATGGACGTAAGATTTGCAAGGACAATCAACAAGTATCAGCAGGCATTCCTTATGGAACTTACCAAGATTGCCACAATTCACTTGTTCCTGTTAGGTTTTGAAGATGACCTGACCAACTTCACCCTTACAATGAATAATCCTTCAACTCAAGCAGAGCAACTTGAGATTGAGAATTCACAGAAGAAGATTACAGCAGTAAGGGATGCAGTTTCAGACCCAGGTAATGGTATTCCTGTAATGTCATTGCAAAGAGCTTTGAAGACAATCATGAAGTGGTCTGAAAAGGATATTAAGGATAACTTTGAGGAAATAAGGCTTGAAAAGGCATTAAGTGCTGAGTTGGAGAAGACTTCTGAGATTATTAAGAGAACAGGTATCTTTGATAGCATTGACCGTATCTACGGAGAACCTGGGGCCCAATATCAAGAGTCACAAGGTGGACAAGAAGGTATGGATGGCATGGGTGGAGCACCATCAGGAGGTGGTGGAGGCTTTGGAGGAGGCATTGATGATTTCGGTGCTCCTGGAGCTGAAGATGCTGATGTCATGGGTCAGGAAGGCATGGAGCCAACTGCTGAAATGGGAGGTGGACAAGAAGGCATGGATAATGGCACAGATACTTCACAGCCAACACAACCAATGGAAAGTGTATCAAGCAAAAAGCCTTTGTTAAAAGAGACAAAACTCAGAAGGGGAGAGCAGATATTGTTTGAGAAACTTATGAAGACCATTGACGCAAAAGTCAAGAAAGAACCACAGAAGAGGGTTGATGTATATGACAAGACATTGATGGTGAACGAAGAGGTTGACAAGATGATAGGGATGCTTGATGAATTTGCAAAGGAGGATGAAGATGCAAAGGAAGCAGAAGATTGATTGGAATGAAATCGGAAAATTATGTCTTGAAGCAATTGTTTTCTTTGAGAACTCTGAAATCATAAAATGCAGCAAAGACAATTTATAAAAAGAAAAGGTGAGGAATTTAATTTTCCTCACCTTTTTTATATTCATTTTTATGTTCTCTGATATATTGGTCATATTTTTCCAACTTATAATATGGAAGGGAGCCATGCCAATCAATCTCAGCATATTTGGCAGCATCAGAGAAAAGTTTATCCATCCAAGTCATTTATTGGAGTAGTTTTTTAATCTTATCTATCTTTTCATTCAATGTATCCTTGTGTCCCTTAGACTCATCATTTTCAATGTACATCTGTAAATCTTCCCTATTGCCAATGTAGCTACCTGGTGTAGATGGTGTTGCAACAACATCCCAACAGATTAATTCAAGGTCATCACAGACAACAGTTTTTCCGAATTGAGTTTTTACACTACCCACAGCCCTTGAGGATACACCAATCTTATATCCATTAAGAATAAGGTTAGCACAAGTGTCACCAAGGGAAGAGCATATGCCATGCTTTCTGAAGCCTTCAGTGAGGTTGAACTCTATCTTGCCCATGAGGGTCTTACCTTCCCAATGACATTCAATGATGTTATGAGAGATACGTCCAAGGTCAATGTTGGAAGACTCAGGGTGATTACAGTTCTTTGTCCAATGGCACTTACCGTTTGACATCACATAGAAAGTGTGATTAGGAACTTCTAAACACATTACAACACCTTTATATGAAACTTCAGATGTCTTTAAGAAACGTGGGTCTAAATAAATTCCTTTGGTCAATGAACGTAAAGAGAAATGCAAGTCATGACAATTTTCACCTTTTATTTCCCTACCTTCAATTACTCTGTCATACTTTCTGTCTTCAACATGATAATTACCACTATAACCTATCTTGAGTTGTATTTCATTTAAGTCTAAGATTAGTTGTTTAGAAGTAGAGAATACATCATCTGACAGACTCTTGTTCTTTCTACGTTTGTCTCCTC